ATTCCTGAAGCGTCTAAGTTTACAGTTCCATAAGTATAACCAAATCCTTGATTTGACACACTTATAGATTCAACTTTTCTGTCGTTATTTGTTACGATAGTACATTCAGCACCAACACCATCTCCAGAAATAGGAATTCCTGTATACTGCGTTCCGCCAATTGGACCAACAGAATCTCCACTATTTGTTATAGTTATAATTTTTATAGATCCATCAACTGCATTGTTTCTTACATCAGAATTTTCAGAACTAGTTTCCCAATCTTGTGGAACAGGAATAAAATCTGTAGATTCGAATTTTACAATATCACTCGGTTTTATGGTATACAAATACTTCCAAACATATCCATCACCACTACTGCCCGCAGATCTTGGTTCCAAATCCGTAAATGTTGGTTCGTCCAGAGATGGTCTTCCTGTAGGGTTATCTGGATCTGTCCCATTTTGCAGACAAATATATACTCTATAATCACTGTTTAAAACATAATACGATGCAGAATATAAACTGGTTGAACCAGAAATCTTTGCCGTATTTGTTCTACTATAGTCATGACGATACATGTCATAAGTGGTACCAGAAGACCACAGTCTTCTAGAAACCACCCTTCTCACATCCGAAGAGTTTATTTTCTTGAGAGCGATCATTGTATCCCAATAATTATTCTCTTCATCAAAGTTATCCTTCGGTGAAGGTGGGTCCATATCCCAATTAGATTGATAATTTGTTGGGTTTGGTAATCCAACAAAAGAGTAATATGAATTACCAGAAGACCTAACCTCATTTACAAAGTTTTTTGCATTTAATATTCTAATCTGATCAGTTACGATTGCAGCCATTGCACACAGTTTTTTATCTATTTATCACACTATTAAACAATATAATTCTTATACTTTAATTGTTTAGTTCTCTGAAGAACCGTATTTACTGGATATGAAGATATTCCAGATCGTCCATCAAGAGTAACCTTTCCCCAACTAAACCCACCAAAATAATTTGAGGTATCAACTCCAACATATTCATGATTAAATTCATCAACATTTACAAATATTCTCTTGCAAAGAGACACTCCAATACCTACTCCAGAGGAATCAACTCCTGTTGGCCTTTCTATTAACTCTGTAGAGTGTACTACGTAAATATTGTCAATATATGAAGTTCCTATGGAGACTATATTATCACTCAAATCTAGAGATCTTATAGTCGTACTTGCATGACCAACATTAGTATCATTAACTATGAAGTAGTCACCAATATTCAAAGAGCTTATGGTGATTGCGGTTCCAACTAAATCAGAGTCTCTTAGTGGGGAATCAATAGGTATATGAAGATCAAATATTAATTGAGTTGATCCAATTCCAATAGATGTTGTTCCAAATCCAACTATAATTCCAGAATCTCCCTCATAATAATTAACATTATTTGTCTCCACTTTAGTTTCTATCTGAGATATTAATGTGACTTTATTTTGGAAATCGAGGGAAGTATCATTCTCATTTTTTCCATCAAAGGACGGTCTAATCCGATCACAATATATTGATGTAGAACCAATACCTACAGGTTTTATAGTATATGCAATTGGGTTAATAATTGGCTCATAAATTTCCCTATCCTTTCCAACTTCTTGACCATCAATAATCTTATCCTCAGTTTGACGACACCAATCAACTGGTCTTAGTAAGTTCTCATCACTAGTATTTCCTGGACCAAAGTATAAGTTTGTATTTACAAGATTTGTCGATTCTATCGAATTAACAGTCCTTAAATCTTCATCTAAAAACTTAGATTGTCCTATTGAAGAATCGTTATTGACTGTTAATGTATCTCCGGGTTTCACGGTCTCAAGTATTTCTCTATCAATAACATCTGCTCCACCCGTACCCTTATAGAAAATAATCTTTACACTATCTCCAACTTTGAGTGCTTCAGTAAAGGTTAGAACACTACCGCCAGTAAAGATGTATCCTTCTCCAGGAACTTGCAATATTTCATTGACAAAAACGAGAAGAATATCTTGAACATTAATTTTAGACCCCTTAGAAGCTATGATAGAAACTATGTTTCCAGAGAGAGATAGTGGGAAAGATGTTCTTTCTCCGTCTATAAATCTTTCAATATTATCCAAAACCTCTAAGGTTCCCAAAGACCATCCAGTAAATTTATCGGTAAATATCTTATCTATTGTAACTTTGAACTCTTGGAATGAAGAAGTAGTTGGAATTCCTGATTGCCCTCCAAATGGAACAGTCAAAACTTCCCCAACGTTATATCCATATCCAGTATTTTTTATTTCAAAATCAACAATACTTGATCCATACCCAACAACAACATCAACAGTTGCTCTTGTTCCTATTCCAGATGATGGACTAGAGTCACTAAAGATTAGTGGAATATTTTCATATGAAAGGGGATCGTCAAAAATGACAATAGGGGGATTGGTATAAGTGTATCCAATTCCTGGATTTGTAATTGACACACTTGAAATATGTCCATCACTTATAGAGGCTGAACCAATAATATGAGTAAAATCATAATCTGAGGTCTTAACTCCAACATTGACGGTTTGAACGCCCGGTCTATATCCAGAACCACTATTTCCAATACTTATCGATTCAATTGTTCCTCCAATAGAAACAATAGCAGTTCCTCCTGCAGATACTAAAGGTTGATATCCAAACCCATTGGTTGATCCAACCGATACTATAATACCCCCTTTAGGGAAACTTGATATTCCAACATCGTTAGTTATATTTTGGGAGCTTCCTGTAAATGTAAGAGTAGTTACTCCCACACTTTCAGATAAAACATAATCGCTAGTTTGCCCCGGACCTTGGAACACATCATTGACCAAAATAATAGCATTTTCGTTAGAAATTCCACTCACATCAGTTCCATTTGATTTGAGTGTAAATTCATTATTTGTTCCATTAAAATCTTGAGATATATCGTCAAAAACATAGTTCTTGTAGTAAGTTTCATTTGAAGTATTTGGAATACCAGATCTTAAGAATACTCTTGCATGGAAACTGGATCCTGTTGATATTCCAGTCCAATCTCTTTCATCTGGACTATTTGTTTCTCCACCCAAAGGAATATTTCCTGATGGAGCTTCAATAAAGGTAAGAATATTATCTACGATATTATAATCTCCAGTAACTTTGGTTACTAGTTCTCCTGAAGAGTAACTCCCTACAGATGTTCCAAGCCAAGATCTACGAACTCTAAGTCTATTTGTGACACCAATACCAATACCCTCAATGAGCATGATTTCATCACCAACTCTTACTAAATCTCCTCCAAAGAATGATGTAATTCCTGTAAAGTCAATTAAATCATCTGTGGTTGCAACAGTATCTGATAGAGTTGTTGTTAAGGCAACAGAGACAACTGGAGATTGGATAATATTGTCAATAGAAACTATCACTTTAGAATTCTGATTTGTTGATACAAATCTATGTTCCGTTCCTACGCCAACACTGACAATATCTAAAGTATCTGGAATAGTTTTCAGAGCGTTTTGGGCACTAGATGCCAATTTTATCTTATCATCACTAATATTAACGACAAATAGTTCTCCTGGCAGTTTATCTGTAAGCCCTATTCCAACAAAATTTTCAGTTGAGATTCCGATAGATTCTGTTGATCCAACTCCAGTGTTGTAATATTTTATAGATTCACCAGAAACAAAGAAATGGTTTGGTATTGTAATAGTGTCTTCATCCACATCAACGATAGATGAGTTGTTACCTTCAAATATCTTTTCAAAAATCGGATCATTTTTATATGTTAAGTTAAAAGATCTTTTAATATCTTTTTCATTTCCCTCATAAAGTCCAAAACCAGTTTCGATTGATCCATTATTGAAATCAATTTGATCTTTTGCATCATCTTCATTTCTAAGTGCATTCATGTACACGTTTACGTTTACATCAATACCTGGCAATGGTGTAAATAAAACCTGAGTAGTTGCTGCGGCTCCGACCGGAGACTTAACTACCCTCGAACCAATAGTTCCTAAACCAGAAAGGGTCGTAACCTCACCGAATTCAGTATCGTAGGTCTCATAACCAGAAATTGTTGGTTGATAGTCGTCCACAACAACAAACTCTGAGAATTGATACTCATGATTCGTAGAATCATGAGCTTGAATCATAAAATATCCCACATCGTAAGTACCATCACATGGATACTCTGATATTACGGTCTCCTCTGGCAATATAGAGGATGGAATTGATGTTACTCTAGATTCTATTCTAGAGTGCTTCATATCCACCGATTCGGATTGATCCGAAGTTGAGTTTGCAAGTCCTACGGTAATTGTATTAATTACTCCAGTAGATCCTACACCAACGGCATTTGGAATAAAATCTACATTCAAACTCGATCCACTTAAGTACGCAAAGTAAGTGCCAAATCCCGATGTTGCGTATGGTCCAGAACTTGTGGTTAGTTGTCCATATTCAAGCATGGAAACCTCGTTTCCATTATGTACAATATTGAGTTGTGTAAATTCAAACTCATTACCCTGATATGAATCTGATGTTAATTGAACAAGAACTTTTGCTGAATTGTACCCACTATCAATACCGACAATTGTTGATGAGTGTCCATAAGAAATAGCAACACTATTAGTGTCTACGATAGATTGTCCAATAATGGTAGTTCCCGCACCAAGTAAGTTGTCATCCAAATTATATGATACATTAGTAATGTCATAATCATTGATAGAGAATTTTGTTGGGAAGAATTGAACCTGACCATCAGTACCAGAAATGGTAAAATCAAAAAATCCTTGATCGTAAGATGTGCCAACTCTTCCATATTGATTCATATATCCAAATGATCTATCATGGATGAGATCAACAATCATCAACTGCCTCTGTTGTGTAAACCTTCTATCTTTGACATATGTTATATACTTGATCGCTCTCTTATCCCTAACATCAAAGTTATCGATAACACTAAAGGTTGTCGGCCTTGGTTTACTATTAAAGGTACTACTTACATCATCAACTGAAAGAACTCTGTTTCCGACAGATTCTGAAAAGTCTGTAATAATTCTATTTGCAAAGATAACTTCATTTGATATTATGCTTGAGTTTATTGATAATGAATTTTCCTTCACTAAGTCAAAATCATAAACACAATTTAAATTGGCAACTCCTATTAAATCATTAATAGTTTCGTATGATGTTAAATCTGTGGAGAGTCCAACAACTAAGGAAGTTTTGTTATCTGGAGAAGATTCTAGTTGATAATCTGAGAATTTTTTGTATCCAACGCTGTGGTTCAATATTGAAACAGGATCGTTCCAAGTATCGTAATCAACTCTTGATTTTAAAGAATATGAAAACTTCTGATAATAATCACCATCTTGAATTCTTTGTGTATTCTCATTCAAAAATCCAGATTTTACTTGCAGGCCATCAACTACAGTTGAAGTGCTTTTTAAATTAAAATATGAATCTGGATATTCTATATTCTTTGCAATGCCTTGAGTTTTTGATGTTACACCTTCAATAATTTCCCCAACAACAAAGTTTTCCTTTGATGAAATCCTTAAAATGCCAGTTTTGGGGTCCCATCCATTTACAATTCCAGTTGCCGAATCTGATCTTACGGACTCATCAGTAAAATATTGATTATTTCTCAATAATACATTGAAGGTGGGGAAATGTTTCTGGGGTATAATTCTTCCCACAGAATTAATATCATCAAATGATCCTGGAGTATCATTAGTTCCCTCAAAAAATTCTGACATACTATAAGTTACTGTCCCTATACCACCAATATTCTCGTCTGTAGAGGTAATGGTAAACAACTGGTAATTATAATTTTCTGAATTATATCCCCTTTCGGTAGAGCCAACACCAATACTAATATTTTCAATTAGAACCTTATCATTTATTTTAAATGGGAAAGAATTTGTATCACTGAATCCTGATGATAATGTTACTGTTACATCTTTATTACTTGAATTGTATGATAATGAGCTAATTCCTACGCCATTACTATTCTTTGTTGGAATTATTGTTGGAATTAAGTTACTTATTCCGTTACTGTTTTTAAGAATTAATACTTCAGAATCTCCCAAAGAATACTTAAGATCCAAATCTGATACTACATTATTTGTCCTACCATCCACAACAATGAGATCGGGGGAACTAATATATCCCTTTCCAACAGAAGATATTCCTATAGATTCTATAGAATACAATGGATCAATTTTAACTATCTGAGGCATCATTACAGATGGGCTCAATGTTTTATCTGACGGGAAGTTATATCCAATATTATCAATAGATATCTTCTTGATTTTACCAATTGTTTGACTAGAAGCTTCAACAACAGCATTAATTCCAAATGATGAAGTTATTGTAGATATACCCGGCAAAGAACTGTAATTCCCCCCAGAATTTTTTATATCTACTTCCTTTATTGGACCATAAGCATTTGTACATGTTGTTGTATATGAAATGTTCGATATTGATGATGCATAAGATACTTTTTCTGGAGTTTTGTCAATGGTATATGTAAATTCTGTTGGTGATTTAAGAGAGACTGTATATTGACCACTATATTCGCTAGCCGCCGATTTTATTTCCGACCCAGAAATAACTTCCAAGTCTATAATAACACTTTGTTTTTCTTCTGGAATATTACTTTCAAATACTGGATCCAATTTATAATAAAGAGTATCTGGAATTTCATCATTAACTGTCAAAATAACTTTGGCATCCGTAGTAACTCCTATAGATCCTATCTTTTCAACATTAAACGATGTTCCACCTTTTACTTTACTCCATTTGTTTGTAAAATTGTTATCGGAATATAAATTAAACTCAAAAGCAGAATATAATGTCGAAAGACTCGAATATGATAATGAATTGTCTGATAGATCAAAAATTACTCTGGAATTCTTATATACTTTTATTTGTGGGTTTATTGGGTTGATTGATCCAGAAGATGATTCTAATATTTTAACTGCTGGTGGAGTAATATTCTTAGAATCTTCATAGCTGGACGCTAATTTGAAAATATTATCATCTACAGATATGATATAATAAATTCTGTTATTTTCAAGACCTTGCGATGGAGATGTTGAGGTATATATTACCTTTTCTCCAGTAGAAAATCCATGATTTTCTATCGTTATACTATCATTAGTTGTGTTCACTCCCACAGAAGAAAACTCTTTGGGATTTATAATAACTCTTCTGTTGTAATCATTATACTTAACGGAAAATGTTGTTGATATTGATGGATTAACATCAACAAAAACATCATGTCCACTCATCAATCCATGTGTCTGAGCAGTCGATACTGTAACGATATTTCTTGTAATTTTTCCAGTATTAACCTTATAATTTGTAGAGAAACTATGATAGACTCCCGTTCCAATTCCGGAGAAATATAAAGTTCTGGAGTCTCTATGAGTCTCTGCAATACCAACAAAATTGCCAGAAGTGCTGAGACCAACTCTAACTGTAGAAATACCAATCAAATCATCATTTATCTTTGCAACAAAAACCTCTTGTTGATCTAAGAGGGATATTGGAGAAGAGATGTTTCCTTCTTCAGCAACTACTATTGGACTCCCATTGTTTGGAGAGTATGTCAATATATCTCCGGTCTTGAGATTATGATCTTTTATGTATATTGATTTTGTTGGTATAAAAATTTCTGTAATTCCTGTTCCTGGATTTGAGAAGAATATTGTACTTCCTATACCAACTCCAGATATTGTACCCAAAGCAACGGATTCACTTGGATCGAAATATAACTCTTTATTAAGTTTATAATCATTCTTCTCATTTGATTTTGATTTTATGATTATTTTTTTAGAAACTTCTAAAAGTTCTTCGAATGGTGGATGTGAAGGTCCAATAGTTCCGTCAATAGATCTCAAGACTCTTATTCTTGAAAGTTTCCTATCAATGTTTAAGACCTTCACTTTTTCTGATCCGATACTAAGAATATCATTTTCTCTTATATTTGGATATGTCAAATCTCCAGAAACATTAAAATATGTCACCAACCCAGTTGATGTTGACGATTGAATTCCAGACACATCTGTTCCCAATCCAACTACAAATAAAACATTATTCTTTACATTTGCTTTATATGAACCCTCAATTTTAGTTGTTGTTGTAGATATCCCAGAAATTGTAATAATATCTTGATTTTGAAATTCATGTGGATTTGGGGTATATAATACATACTCCCCCCGTATTGATGATGGATATATCTCAATGTCTCCAATGCTGCTTGTGGCCACACTGATATTGTTTACTTGCTTTCCACCAACCATTGAGACCTTGGCAGATACTCTATTTCCAGAAATACTTCTATCCTCAAAAGAGATTGAATCTCCAATTTGATAAAGATCTCCCGCACTAGTAATTCCTACAGAATCTATACTTCCATTAGATGCAAAATTTATAGTTGATTTTTGTGATAAATTTTTGGGTATATACAGATACTCGTATTTAATATCATCTTCAATCAGATTATATGGATTTATAACCCTACACCAATTTTCATCATTTATATCAATATCATCTTGATTCGATTTGCTCTGAAAATTAAAATCTATTGGATTATCATTATAATTATTTCCAATTAAGTATGGGAAGATGGGTTTTCTATACTTTGCAAATGGTCCTGAAGAATCTACGGCACTGTCATTAATCGTTGCAAAATATGCGTATGTTCCCTCAGGAAAATCAGGAGTAACACAAAATCTCCCATTATTTTCATCAAGAATATCTTCATTTGCAACATAATGGTAAGAATAGTCTTCTACAAAAAATCCTTCTGGGAATAAAGATACTGGTGGTCTTGACTCTTTTAAATCAATACTATATCCAGATTTCATTTGGAGAACAATTCCACCAGATTTTGTTGCAAATCCATATGGACCATAAATCGGATTTCCATCATACGCCCACCCAATAATTGGTGAGTGATCTGATGACCTTACTTCCAAACTATTAACACGTTTTAAGTCTTTTTTACCATATAAAATTTTTCCATCCTGATCAACAGAAAAAACAGATTCTCTTAATTTTCTAGGAGCATATATGTGAGAGTATTGGAGTCCAAGATTTTTATTTAAGCCCTCAGTAATGTAACCATCGTCATCAGATACTCTTGAAAAGTTTTTCTCAAAGAGATTTATCCTCCAAGATTGAAGTATTGGTTTAAAACTTGCCCCTTGACCAGAAGATACGATGTCTATAAACGTTTCTTGATCATATCCAAACCCACCAGAATTTATCTTTATAGATGACAATTTCCCATCAACTATGATGGGGACCAAAACAGCACCAATACCACTACCAATAATATTTAAATCTGGCGAGTGAGTGTAATTTCTACCAGAATTTTGTATTATGACTTCTACTATACTTCCATTTCTTATAACGGGTTTGACTTGAGCCCCGTATCCAAATCCCAATCTTATTTCTGGAGGTCGTTCAAAGTTTATGACCTCAGACGATCCATATCCAACTCCACCGTTCGATAAGTATAATGATGTCACTTCTCCACGGAAAATTGGTTCAATTTTAGCTTCAAAAGTTTCATTGCCAATAGAGGATATTCCAACCTTTCCAATCAAATTTACTGAAATATCTTGACAATTAAAAATATGTGTTCCTATACCAGAACTTGTTAAATTTTCATATTGACCAGTTTTATAAAAATAATCTTTTTCTTTCGATCCTAACTCAGTGTTTATTCTTGATAACTTGAATGAATCTTTATCTATTTTTGTCAGATAATACTCGGTGTTAATTGATAGACCCCCAACAGGATTTCCATCACAAGTATATTTGACTATTTCTCCGGTATCATAGTCATGATTTTTAATATTGACAATATCTAATGAAGTATTGATTCCTACAGGTCCTATAGATCTTTTTTTGTTTTGATAGTTAGATCCCGGAGAAACTACATTGATGGATTCGACTATTGACTTTTTATTAAACGACTTTAACTCATGAACTCCTATACCATATGAAAGTAAAGATATTGTGTTAATTCCAGAGATAGAATCTGCTAAGTTTTTATGAAGTTTTACGGATAAATTGTCTTGAATCGACACAAAATATGATTCGTTGGGCACCAGTCCCCCAATAGTATCTTGATTGTTTGTAGTATAAATTACTTTCTCAGAGTTTCTAAATTTATGATATGTACTGAACCCAATAGTAGAGATTGAGGTGCCTATACCAACTTGGGATTGTGAATCAAATGATGATGAGTGATTAATCAACTTCATATTAGCAAAGGCTTTTGCGCCTGAACCATTTCCTCCATTTATGTTTATTTTCGGAGTCTCTTCATAGTCAAAACCAGAATCTAAAATTCTAATTTCCCTCAAAGAACCTGATAAGGAAACAAATCCCTCAGCACCCACCCCTACAGGGTCTTCTACCACCACTGGAGGAGGACTAATAACATCATAGTCAAATCCTGGCGATAAAATATCAACCATATCAATCTTCCCATAATTAATAAAATCGTTGGACTTATAATTTAATATTTCCACGCCATTAATTAAAATACCAGTAAACCCAGGGTCAGTATTAAATACGGACCCGTTGTTTGTTGGTTTTGAGATTTTTCTGAATATTTTTTGCGATTCTAAAGTCTTTAACTTTAATTTAAATGGTTTTATACTATTATTGTTTACAGTTAGTGGAGAATCTATAGATATGAATTCTGATTTATAGATATTTGTCCTACTCCTAGAAAGTTTTATTGTTGTTGAAGAAACTCTCTTTACAAAATATAATCCTTCACCACCAGAATCTTCTTTGAAAAGTGATGAAGAGATTGTGGTATTTGTTACTTCTTGACCATCATCATCGGTTGTTGTAGTTATTATTTTTTCTGGGACGTAGTAAACAGCATCTCCTGTATAAAATCCATGATCTCTTCCTGAAGAAATTTTTAACTCCTCACCAAAAAATCTACCAGAAAATGTAACAGATCTATCTGAAGTTTCTATTGGTTGAGATTCATAGTGTGGAATAGATGGCGATGCAATAATATATTCATCTCTATCAATTTTTGATTGATATACATTTTGTACGTTTGTTGTATAAAAAGATGATTCTGGAAAAAAGTTGGATGATAATCTTAATAAGTTTCTCTTGAATGTATATCTTTTAAGTAGTGAAAGATTTCCTTGTCCTTTTATAACAATTGATTTGGACGATGGAATATCAATAATAGACGAAGATTTTGATATTCCATCATTGGAAGTAATTGTCCCAACGTCTCCTAATTTAAAGTAGTGGTCTACATTCAGATTAACTCTGTATGTATTGTCGGAGCTATCTACAAGAATAATATTGTTTACTTTGTATATTGGCGACACATTGTAAAACCAATTTTTCGCCAATGGGACATCAATTGATACTCCAAGTGTTTTTATCTGAGCAACATCTCCACTTTCATAATATCTGGAATTATCTGAGAAGTTTATCTTATTTAAAACAGAATTGATCCTAACTCTAATCTCCTGATCATCAAATGATGCATAGGCAAATGTGTTTATTCCGACTACAGATTTATCTAAAATATTCCCAGATACGTTTGTACAGTTAAAAAATTGATTCAAAGATTTTGATGTATATGAAACTATTCCAATAGACTCATCATCATATGTCAAATATAGTTCACCGGGACAATCAAACCCAACAGTAGAATCAACGGTTATAACAGTTGATCCAGAAGATACACGATCTATTACTTGAGTCTTGGGATATACTGAAAACTCACCATATATCGCACCCCTAACGCCAATGTCTCTATTATACCCAGCATCTAACTTAAGATTGTAATAGGTTTCTCCAACACCAACTCGTACCTCCTCAACATCCGTGATAGGAGCATATGCATAGTTTATGTTTTTTCCGTAACTGCCCTGATATAAAGTTCTATTTTTTAAATCATTTGGATTGCCATCTATAGGCTCAACAATAAGATTGTCTGTTACTTTATATTGGGCGTTCGATGGAGTCGTTAAAAACTCTGATGGCCTAATAATCTTTACATCTTCATTATATAATGCCTTAAATAAAACCTCAAAACCTCTGTCAGTTCCTTTACTTAGATAAAAATCTTTTGCATTTTTTATGAAAATATTTTCATTAAGGTTTTTAGTAAATTCTCTGTTTTCTAATCCTGGAATAAGTTGTATTTTTATTTTTGATAGAAATTCTTTAAGAAAAAGACAACTTAGGTTTATAATCTCCACTCCAGATTCGTGAGAAGAAGCTTCTGTGGATCTGAATACAAGTTCTTCTGGATTTATCTCTCCTCTATACGATTCTACTCCACTAAATCCTCTAATACATCCAGTAAACGAAAAATCAGTTTTTCCGGTGTATGTTATGATTTCGTTTCCAATTTTTAAGAGACCATATGAATCTGGAAACTGATTTGTTCCGGTATATGATTCTGTAGCGTCTACCGTGATGACCGTATCATCAAAATCAATATTAGATGCTAATTTTGCAGAATATGACAGATTTGTAATGTTATCAAGTTTGACATATTTGTCAATATTTTGAATTAAATCAATAGGCGCTCCTTGATATTCCTGAGCAATGTAATACTGCCTCAAAAACTCCGATATTAAGGGAAAATCACTCCTAACATAGGTTGGTAATTGATTTTGAACAATATTATTGAATTGGATTCTTTTTTCTGACATATTCTTTATCTATCCGTCTTTAATATGATGATCCGGAAGATCTCGATCCGGAATTTGTGGTTCTATTAGAAATTGATTGATTTGTTTGCGATATATCTCCTCCCTGAGTAATTGTGTTAGTTATATTAGATCTTCCACCAGATCTAACAAGATTTCCATCTGGATAACTTGAAGATACAATGTAACTGGAAGCGGATGGATCTAAACCCGAAGAAATATCGTCAACAATAGTTTCAAAGTTGCTGTTATTAATATCTAGTTGCAAATAAAGGTCCTGTAATCCAACAACATCGTTGGATTTTGGAGAAACAGATATTTCAACAATAGTTTGACCATCTTTTATCTTTCCAGATACTATATTAATCGGATTTATCGTTATGATACCCCTTACATAATCAATTCTACCGATATTTCTTCTTACAATAGTTGGATTTTGGGAATTTTCTGTCGGTAAGGTGAAGAGGAACAAAGATCCCGTTCTTCGATCAAAATTTGGAAGGTCTGATATATAAACATTCTCTGCAAATCCATTAATTCTAAAAGCAGATGTTTTGATATTGAATCCTTCCGAAAATTTAACATAAAATTCATTACCAAAACCAATTGAGTACTCTGCAATAGTATTAAGAGCAACTCTAAGGTCTCTTCTGATGTTTACAGTCGTAATATTTGATGTTATTGACTCATGACTGTCATCTATTATCTTTAGAAACTTACTATATTTTAATCTCGCTCCATATTTGTTCAATTCTGTCGATTCTGCATATTTATTTGCATTATTTTGAACAATACTCGAAACATAAGATGGATTTGGAGCTAAATTTGAGTTATAATATACTTTAGAGTCAATCTCAACGTAAAGATACTTCAAATCTAAGATTTCTGGAACAATTCCAGCAACCGCATACTTCTTTAATTTAAGTTTGATGTTTTCTTTTGCCAAATTTGATAGAAAATCGCCCGTTCTTGGTTTTATGCTTATAAAAACCTTTCCATATTGTGGAGGAACTACATCTTCTCCACCAAAAACTGAAATTGATTCTGTTTCTGGATAAATTTTTGATGGAATTAGGGTCTCATAGTCATCAGAAGTGACAGCTCTGTTCTGAGTCGCATATATTTTGGGTGCAAACTTACGAATCGACTCCACACTTTCAATATTTTGTCCTCCAGAGGATGGTGAGACGGTAGTTACAAGAGAAATTCCTGTTGTTACTGTATATTCCACCCCATTTCTATCATATGAGAGTCTTCCAGAGAAAGAAAACTGACCGGCACCATTGGAAGAATCTCCATTTGATGAAATATAATCAATTGTTATGAAATTGCCTTCTTCTAAAGCATATCCAAAGATGCCATCACCAAAGAAAATCTCATATCTTTCATCTTCAATCTCTTGTAAGAAGAAAATTTTAGAATCTGAACCAATTTCTAGTAAATTGTCCTTCAACATATACTTAACCCTAGATGTAGACTGTTCATTACTCTTTACTGTAACATTAATCAAGTCTGTATCGATACCAGAATTGGGTAAAATGAATCTTTGATTTGGATTTCTTGATGTAAATGTAAAATTTGACGTTAAAAGGATTCCCTCGTGAATGTCCACATCATTAAAAGATGCAATTCCGTTGAAAACTGGTACTGTTATATCTTCTGCTATTGAAAAAACAAAGGAACTTCCTCCAAATTTTGATGATGAGGTAACAATTGGACCCCTCTTAAGAGTAATAGACGCTGGAGGAGGAGAAATATTGGTAGTATCAACGAAAAAACTAATAACAGCACTTGCAGATTTTCTGGATCTTGGTAAATATCCTATATTTTTTGCTAAAGATACGACATTTTCTCTCAATGTCGCACTATCAATGAAAACTTCATTCGCAACCATGTTGGCATTATATGAAGTGATGTACGTATTGTAAGCTAATACATCAAGAATTGACGAAAGATTCGATCCGTCAAAATCATAATCGGTAAAATTGGAGTTAGATTTTAAGTAATCTCTTAGAGATGTTTTAACCTGATCAAAATCTAGGTTAGAAAAGTTGACTAGTGGCATTTTTACCGAACTGGTTGCAATACAAATTGTAATTCTTGTGTGGGAACATCCGCCCCTACGATTTCATATATAATTGTCGCGTTAAATGCATTATTATCAAAGTCTGGAGATACTTTGACCTCAATTAAATCAACTCTTGGTTCGAAATTAATTATTGATTGTCTAATTTCGTCTTTAATTCTGAGCGCAGAAATATCATCAATATTCTCAAAAAGAACACCGTAAAGTTGAGACCCAAAATCAGGATTAAAAAATTTTTCTCCAGGAAAAGTAAACACAATATTTCGAATAGATCTAGATATCGCACTTTCATTTTTAAGAGCAATCAAATCTCCATTCAGAGGGTTGCTCTGAAATGACATACTTATATCTTTGAATCCTTGACTTACCCTTTCTAGAGGCATGAAATATTATTATTCTGACTTATTTATCTTACTTTTCTCAACTTTTTTTGATCGGTTTAAATATTTGTCGCTTGAAAGTTCTGTAATTAATGTCATTCCAGATTTAACAAAATCTTTACTTTTATCTACTGGAGAGTTTGCCATGAGATTTTCCTCTGATTTGAATAAACCAGAACTTTTTTAGGGGTTCTATCCCTTAAGACTATTTATTTTCTCTTTCTTTCGAAGTCTTCCAAAAATATTCCTCTTCGTTTCCCATTCCAAGACGATCATATCCCTGCTCAACTTGATAGTATTGTGTAGAAACTTTAAAGTCTGGTGTCTTTGGTTTTTCTGGAGTTAAACTATTATCATAAATTCTTAACCTATTATTAGGATATAGACAAAACTGGCCATTATCCAATTCAATCAGATTATGTGACTTATGTTCTGCAGGATTCTCACTCGTCGCATAGTCAACATAGTCTGGATCATGATGGTAATTGTCTATGGTGCACACATAGGATCCTCTCTGAGGTCCATGATCTCTTGTATAGCACTCAAAGTCCATCGAACCTATGAATTTCTTGTCTACGGTCATTACACCGTAGTCCATGCAATTCCAGAATTGTAAGTTTGGAAGATTCATATCCGGATTCGGTGTCTTTGGTTTCGAGAGAAACGCGGCGATTGGCAACTTATCATACATCGCCGCATACTCTGGCAAATATGTTTCAAAATAAAAAGCGCGTCCAGGTATCGATTTAACAGATACCCAAACGCCCTTTACAAACTGTCCGTGTCCACTCTGATGGTCCGTAAGATATTCTTTTCGAACCCATACTTCAATAGAAGGTAAGTTAGAAATTAAACAAGACATATATTAAATTTTATTGACTTATATTCTATTTAACCTCGTCCCTGTCCACGATAACGCTTTTTAGCTTTATTACGAGAAGTCGCGGCATACTTGGTATGTTTGCCCATTCCTTGACGAGTGTTTTTCGGAGTCGGTGTGATCAGATCTCCAGTCTTTGAATGCATTGCCATAAGTTTTTACCTCAAATTACACGAGTCTTTTCATGACCGACACGAATGCGTGGGTCACACCAGATCTCATAACCTGCTTCTTTTGCATCGAGACAGAATGAGACATCCTCGCCACACATGTCTTGAACTTCACCACTTTCAAATACCTGCATCTTAGGCGCAAACCATGGATAAGGCATTTTTTCATTCTCAAATACGCCATTCTTCACCATGACCCATCCAAAGCCTGTGTAATCTACAGTGAATGGTTTCTGACGATTTGCCATAGTCTCTAGTGTTTCATGATTCATGACACC